CGCCGTACGTGCCCATCCGCACGCTCCTCTGAAAAGGAAACAGTGCATCCTCACCAACAACAGCGGGCACCAATGGATTTTTGGTATAAAATGCTATACGGTGGACCAAACTATTCACCAATGAGTTAATCCACGTTGTGATAGCAACACCAGAGGGATTAGTTCCGTCGGCACGATAGACCATACCCAAGATGATGTACACGGGATTCTTCATATTCTTCCCTATAGCAGCCATCAACAACATGGACATAGGGTCCCAACCGGCCACCCTACCAAGGGCCGCTATAATATCGTACGCAGCCCCAATCAAACGACTGTGAATGGAGTTGTCATAATTCGAATAATCGCCCGCCAAACGCTTGTGCGTGTCATATTCGTCGAGGAAATCCATGAACTTCTCCCAGTCTCCAGATAAAACGTCCAACCCTATTGCACATTCCGACGATAAACTATCTTTCTTCATAATAGACAGAAGCGGTGTGTAAAGTTGGCGAATGACAAGGCACAAACTCATCATACCGACAAAGAAAACCCGAATTTTTTCCTTCGACAGCTCTACCGACTCGTCTTTAAGTGCTGCACGGAACACTGCAAGATCAACTTCACCAGCGAGCAACCGTCTGCGCAGATCTTCAATCTGTTGAAGTAACTCAGGACCAGGATAGTAATTGTCTTCGCGGCCAGGTACCAAGTGATCATTGTCATCCGGATGATAAGCCGTACAAGAATCATCACCACATCCACCAGCAACGCACGCTAACTCGAAAAATTCCAATTTCTTTCCTTTAAGACCAAAACCAGGTGACGTATCCATGGGGTAAGGGGTGATATCTCCGCGCCCGTTTATGGCGTCGAACAACGACATCGGAGTGGTATCTCCACAATGTCGGCGAACTAAAGCTACAAGCTGTCCCTTCAAATCCTCGATCGCTTTTCGTTCTGCTTCCGACGCGGCAACAGGTACACGCTTCATCCGGTCCACTGTGCGCGCAAAATGCTGCGTAGCCGTGGGATTAGGAGGTGTCTTGTGGGCCACTGGCCCAAGCTGTTCTACCACTGCCGGTAAATCGCAAAAAGGCG